TGCAGAGTATATCTCTGGTGTGCCTTCAGCTATGATGGGATTTACCCAAGAGCAGGCTGAAACTTATAGGGGATTACTTGCGAATGATGAATTTGGTACAAGAAGATTAAAATCATGGATGTCTACTATTGTAGAGCCAGCATTAGAACATCTTGGTAAATGTTTTCAAATGGTATCTCAAAAACACTATACAATTGATAAAGTATTTAGAATAGTTCAACCCCAAGCGGGCCAAGAACCAGACCAAGATAAAGAAGTAAGAGTAAATATTCCAATTTTTAATGATTTTGGACAAGCAATTGGAAAGTGGATGGATTATGAATCTTCTAGATTTGATGTAAGAGTGGTAGCGGGAGCTACATTGCCTCTTAATAGATGGGCTTTATTAGAAGAATATTTTAGATGGTTCCAGGCTGGATTGATTGATGATATAGCAATGATAGCAGAAACCGATATAAGAAATAAGAAACAATTAGTAGATAGAAAGAGTTTGTATTCTCAATTGCAATCCCAATTAGAACAAATGACTGAAGCAATAAAAGATAAAGACGGTACAATTGAAACTCTTGAAAGACAATTAGTACAGGCAGGTATTAAGATGAAAGTAAATGAAGCTAGCACTCAAGTGAAAAAACAAGTTCTTGATACCGAAGCTCAGCAAAAACTTCTCAGGGGAATGATGACTGGAGAAGTTCAGATGGCTAAAAAAGACCTTGCAAGAGAGGTGAAAACAGCTGTAGCTGAAGCAAGAATGGACGCAAAAAAAGACTTTGAAAGTAACAAAGAAAAATAATAACTTAAATAATCATAAAAAGGATATATTATGAGTGAAAATGTACAAGTAAGCAACGCTCCAGAAAACGGAGCCCCCGAAAGTGCGGTAGGAATGAGTAGCGAAGGGTTTTTCGAGGCTCTCGATACTCAGGTTAATGGTGGCATATTAGATGATGCCCCGCCTTCATCTGAGCAGACAACCTCTCAAGAGTTGGAGAACGCAGGAAATCAGTTTCTTGCTGAACAACAACAAAAAGAGAGCCCTGTTGAAGGACAGGCGGATATTGAAAATCTGCAAAAAAGGTATTCGGATTCAAGCAGAGAAGCTAAACGATTAAGTGGACGCTTAAATGAAATTGAACCCTATATGCCTATACTCGATGCTATGAGAGAAGACCCCAATTTAGTTTCTCATGTGAGAGGTTATTTTGAGGGTGGAGGTCAAGCCCCAGTTAGTATGAAAGAAAGATTACAATTGGATGAAGATTTTGTGTTTGACCCAGATGAAGCGATGTCAAAACCTGACTCAGATTCTGCTAAAGTTTTAGCAGCGACGATTGACGGAGTAGTCCAGAAAAGACTTACTGATGCTTTGAGTGTGCAGAAAAATGAAAATCAGAGACTTACAAGAGAATCTGAATTTCGTTCTAAATACAATTTATCAGAAGAGCAATGGGCAAACTTTGTATCATTTGCTAAAAATAAAACTTTACAGTTAGATGATATTTATTATCTTATGAACAGGGGACAACGAGAGAAACAAATCGCGCAGACTGCAAATCAAGAGGTTACTAACCAAATGAAAAGAGTTCAACAGCGACCACAATCTCTAGCTTCTCAGGGGAGCTCTCCAGAGCCGCAAAAATCCGCAGACGATTCAGTCTTTGAAGAAATACTGGGTATTGACTCAACATTAGAGAATGTATTAGGCAGGTAGTCTAATACTTAATTAAAGTCAATAACAGTAGTCTAGAAAAGACTACAAGGAGAAGGACACATGGCCGATTTATTCGGAATTTCAGATGTTTCCAGTTTGACTGAAAGTGGTTCGGCGATTGCTGGGTCTGCCCTTAGTACTGGCGACCTTAGGCGGAAGTATAACTTTGGTGATAGAGTATCAGAGTTAGCTATTGCGCAAGACCCGTTTTTTAGATTCTTATCTAAAGTTTCTAAAAAGCCAACTGACGACCACCAGTTCAAATTTACGGAACGACGTCCCTCTTATCACAAACGTTATGCATATGTAACTGCGCATGGAACTACTCTTAGTGGCATGTCGGCAAGTCAAGCAACTGTAACAGCAAGCAATATTGACCCAGGTGATACTTATTATTTTCAGTTTATGACTGATTATAAATCAGCTGGTAATATTGGACAAGTTCGTGGTTCATCTAACTCAATTCAAGTTGGTGATAGCGGAACTGCGCCAGGATTTCTTATCCAAGGTCAATTGGTTAAGATACCTATGCAAGGTTCTGAAGCTGGAACAAGCACAGTAGCGACTGCTATGTCTACAAACGACTATATTGTTGTTCGTGTTGAAGAAGCTACAGCTACTTCGACTGGTAGTAGAGCAGCTGACACAAATGCAATTAATTGTAAATGTGTAGTTGTAAAAGACCTTGATACTGATACTAATAATGAGTTATCAGGTTGGGGTGGCGGTGGAACTGCAGATGAAAGTCTTGCTGGTTCTAACATTACAGATGCAGAATGGGCAGCTATGACGAATTTATATCTAGAAGCTGCTAGATGTTATGTGGTAGGAAATTCATGGGGACAGGGTACAGGTTACCCAGAAACATGGAAAGACAATCCTTTCTCGACTGGATATGGACTTACTCAGATTTTCAAAACTTCATTGGCAATGGATAACACAACTCGTGCCACTGTTACTAAGTATGAACCTAATGAGTACGCTCGTGTTTGGAGAGAAAAATTAATAGAGCATAAGTGGGATATTGAAACCGCTTTGCTATTTGGTTCACAATACACAGATGGTAACGGAGTAACTCATACTCAAGGTGCTGTTGATTATATTATCAGTTATGGTAATGTATTTGATGGCTCTGGTATGGGTGGAACTGGAACAAAATCACAAGATGATTTCTTGGATGATATGTCTCATTTCTTAGACCCTCGTTACAACAATGCAAATGCTACTTTATTCTTCGTAAGTACAGACGTATATAACTGGTTGCATAAACTAAGTGGATATTTGAGTGCAAATATGTCTCAAATAGCTGCTGTGAGTAATTCACAAGCTCGTGCAAACTGGGATATGGGTGTAGTTGGAAGTAAGAAAGCATTTGGTGTAGATGTAACTACATTTACAACCCCTTATGGGGATATGAATGTAACTCGCAATGTTCACTTGGATGGTTCACCTGTGAAAATGCTCGGTGTAAATATGAGACACTGTGCATACAGACCTCTACAAGGAAACGGCTTAAATCGTGATACAGCGATTTATGTTGGAGTACAAACTCTAGAGAATAGTGGTGTTGACCGTAGAGTTGACTTAATTCAAACTGAAGCTGGTATGGAATGGCAAATGCCTGAAGCCCATGCCGTCTGGAAATAGGAGTAAACAATGGGTGTTTTAGGGAATCCTATGTATGGACAAAATAAGTTTGACACTTCCGCTGATGGGAAAATCGGCGAAATTAAACACGTCAAACCAGCTTCTGATGGAACAGTCGCCTCACCAACCACAACATTAACTGCATCTGAAAGTGGAAATGTTTATGTAATAGATATTTCTGCTAATACTGCAGCTTTTGTTTTGCCAGACGCTGGCTTAGCTAAAGGTTCAGTATTTACTTTCATACTTAGTATTGAAAGCGATGGAGAAGCAACAAAGGATTTAATTGTTGCAAGTGGTTCAGCAACCCAATACATCATGGGAGCTTCCATAGATGGCGGGACTGTTCATGACACAACTGCAGCTGATGACCAACTTACGTTTGATACATCCGCTGGAGCTGCTGGAGGTGGAGATAGGTTAAAAGTAATATCTGATGGTGTACATTGGTATATATTAGATTGTACTGCTTTAACTGATGCCGCTTTGGTAAGTGGAACTGCGACTAGAAGCTAATCTGAAATTTGTGAGTTAATAGCACAATATAAAGATGAAAATATGAGATACGCGCTTTTCAATGGTTTTCCCTCCTTTTTAGTTGGAGAGTGCGTTATCTCATTTATTGACGATATAATAACAATAGAAGATATAACAGATTTAGAAGAAGGAAGTTCAGCTGGATGGCAACTTTTGAAGCAAGAGTAGAGGGGTTAACTGGACTATCAATAGATGGTAGCAGTTCTCCTACACAAAATGAATTGACAGAATATTTAAAAGATGGAGTTCTTGATGTTACAGAAAGAATATTATCTTTAAGACCTGAACAATCTAGTGATTTTGTAAGAATATCCTCTGCGAGTAGCACTCAAGGGGCTTTAACATCTGATAGTGGTAAAGTAATTTCTGTAATAAGAGAATCTGGTACGAATGATGACTGGAGACCTGCAAGAAGAATATCAATAGATAAGCAATCAAGAGTAACTGATAGTTCAAGTTTAGAATATGCAACTGCGTATCATCCAGTATATATGATGTCCGAAGATGGGGCTGTATTAGTGTTCCCCGCTCCTTCAAGTTCATCTACTCAATATAAGATTTATTACATTAATGGTACTCCTACTGATGTAACTAATGGAGCATCGTTAGCATATTCCCATAGTGATATAAAATATTTTCCAGAATCAAAGGTATATTTAGTTGTATTGTACGCAGCTTGTCAATCTTTATTGAATAAGCTATCATCATATGCAATTTCAGAAACCATACCAAGCTGGACTTCTCCTGCTGGATTTGTTAAACCATCATTTTCAGCTCCGAGTCTTGCGGAAGTAAGTGCTTTGACTTTACCATCTGTGCCAGTAGCCCCAGCTGCCCCGAGTTTTTCAACTCCTACTATACAAGCTATAACAGTAGGTACAATGCCAGATATTGATTCTACAACAATTTCTAACGTAGGAACTCCTCCTTCCTATACTGCTCCGACTGTGACTGGTGATGGAAGTGAATTAACAAGTGTTGATGATTTAGATACAGATAATACAATTGATGTTCTCGCGGCTCAAAAAGAATTTGACCAGTTTTGGGCTGTAGCTTCTCATTTAATAGAGGATGAGGAAGATGTAGAATTAGCAAATGCACAATTACAAAAAATTAGAACATATATAGAAGCTTATTCTACTCAAATGCAAAGCAATCTTAATACATTTA